GCCTTCAGGCATTCGTGGATCGTAGGAAACGAAAATCCCTTCGGTCAACCCGGTTGCAATCATTCCCATCTGCATCTGCCAATAATACTCCGTCCGTTTGCTCTTGAGTTGCTCGTTGTTTTTGATAAAGAAGTTTTGCAAGTGGTTGCCTGAATTAAAAGGACATTTGATTTCAATGAGCTTGTCACCAAGTGCATCGGGAGAGTAACCACCCCATAGACCATAAGTGATGAAGGTGTAGGTCTCCGCACCGTAGTAGGTATAGAAGTCATCGGTTTGTTGCTGGAAGTAGTGGAACGCTTCTTTCTCGTGTTCCTTGCCCCAATCCAAAGCACGACCATAAATCTCCGTGCGATTGCCTGTGAGATACTCCGCTGCTTTCTCAAACACAAAGGACTTTGCCGTCTCCGAAAGGAACTCCGATTTTGTTTTCGGAGTCCCCATCAGTTTGTGAATTTCGGAAGCGGTGAAGCGTGACCTTCTCAAATCTTGCCAATCCTCCTCCGTCAAAGAAGAGTGAATAGTTGGAAGTTGATGTTTCATTTCTCGCCAATTAATAGTTTTTGGTTGACTGGAGAGACATCGTACTTGTTTGTGATGTCGGTCATCAGTCCACCGGTCTTGAGATGCTCCATTGCTTTTGCCCAATTAGGATGCTTGGGAGTGAGTTCTTCTTTCTTTGGTGCAGATGTTCTACCCATTGCCTTCTCACCGTCATCGTCATCGTCAATGTTCAGGTTCAAGATAGAACCGAGTGCATACCTCCGAGCGTAAGTAATTGCAGAACCCATCGCTTGTGGATCGTTCTGCTTTGCCACAGGCATCGTGTAGGATGACTCCATCCACTCACCTGATTCGGAGTGAACGATGATGGTTGTGAGTGCGTCACCATCGGGAAACTGACTGACTGCCAATCCACATTCGCTCAATGGCTTTTGGATGGTTGACAAGATGTTTGCCAATGACGCATACTTTGACTTGAAGAAAGGGTTGTTTGACTCCTTTGCTACCTTGCTCACCGATGCTTGGAATTTTACCAACGCACCAGCGATGTTCTTGATTGATTCGCTTTTATTCATAGGAAATTTGTTTTTTGTCCGAGCATAAATAACACCGTGAACTTGTCGGGTTCTAAATAAAAGAACCGCTCCGTCTCAATGCCGACCAAAGTGGTCTCAACGCATCCACCGAAATACACATCACGCTTCAGCATATACGGCTCAAGTTCTTCAAAGTGATGGTTCAGTAAATAGTCATCCACTTGCTTGTCGGTATAGACATACCTATCCCCACCGATTGTGAGAATCCATCCGTTGATTGTTGCCTCAAGCATTGTTCACCTCCTTCAATGCAATCTCAATTACTGACTTGGCTTTTGGAGAAACGATGTTCCCCTCAATTAAATACTTTCTAACCGTTGGGAGAGATACCCCAGCTTTACGAGCAACGGACTGAAGTAGTCCTTGTCTGCGTTTCATTTTAATCTCTTCAATTGCTTTCGTGTAATCCATAACGAGAGCAAAAGTAAAGTAAACTTTCTAAATGTGCAAGTATTTTTTTCTTTTTGTGAATTAACTTTTCACTTCCACCGCAAAAATCAAGTCACCAAGACGAGCATTCAACTCATTGACCAACTCCATTTGGAGTGATTCGGTGAACGCATCCGACAAGAAGTTGGTTGCTTTTGTTCCTCTGCGGTGAATCTTCCTTGCGATGGCTTTGGCAAGTGACTCATACGACATATTTGGGTTGGTTGGCTTGATTCCTTTGTAGGCAATCCATTCCTTGATTGACTGCCACAAATACGGAGTGCCTTCAATGTGACCGTTGCGTGTGGGTTTGCGTCCGTATTCAACGAACTCCCAATAATCTTCAGCAAGAAGAATGGTGTTGATGGATGTGGGTGACTTGACAATCTCTCCCGGCACGAAGGATTGCTTCAAAGCGGACGAAGCGTTTATCTTTTTCTCGTCCATTGAACGAGCGATTTCAGGATAAACCCTTTGATTCCACCAATTCTCAATGATTTGATTTAACAAGTCATCGTTTCCACCTTCACCAAGAAAGGTGTCAAGTGCATCGCCTAATTTGCTTAAATCTATTTCAGCCACGATAGAAGCGTTAAAACTGATAAACCTATACTGATGTTCTTGAATAGCGACAAAGTGCGTGATATGGCTTTATTTTCACTCACAAGGGTATTGTTCTTCTCTCGCAGATATGCGTTGTTGATTCGCACCTTGACAATGATGCTATCTTGTTCGGCAATTATGATGGAATCCGATGTCACAATCTTACGAAGAAGCGTGACTTGTTCTCTTGCAATCGCTCCTTTGACCAAATAATGGTTTGCTTGTTTGATGGTATTTGTATCAACAAGGACTTGTCCATAACTGGTCAACGGAAGGAGCAGAAGCAACAAGAATCTCATCTTACAAAGTAGCGTTTTTCTTCGTTTGTTTTTCCTTCTCTGCGATGAGCTTGTCAAGATACCACTTTGCCTTGTATAAATCCTCAAGTCCGTTCTTGTCCTCGCATCTCCAAAGGTACTTAATTACATTTGCGGTGCAGACGGCAATGAGTCCCTTCTTCCTGATGGTTGCTGACTCAATCGCATCAATACACTCTATGTCTCCCTGTTTGTAGTGGGTTGGGTTAATTGCATCCATTTTCTCACAAAGGTATAATAACTCTCTTCAATCACAATGATGTGTCCTCCTGTCATAAATAGTTGCGTATTCTCAAAGAACGCACAAGCAGCGACAATGTGTTGCTCATTTACAAATCCATCTTCCAAGATTTGCACAATCTCCGGTTCAATCCCAACGGATTCAAGCCACGAGTCGTTCTTTTGTTCCAGTATGATTTGCACTTTCATCATAATGTCTTGTGCGTATAGGCGTGAATCTTGCGTGTGGTTGCCTTGTCTCGGAATGGTTTGAGAATTAACCAGCGACCTCCAATTGGTTTTGGACTTGCACCTCTTTCAATGTGCCATCCCTTTGATCCGTCTCCGTATTCTTCCTTGTATGCACTTGTACGAATCATCAAGATGTCCCTCAACATCACCGTGTCGTGTTGTGTCAACTGCTCCACCGTGTAGGTCATCTCATAGTCCTCGTGAACATGCCCCATCCAAATTGCATCTGCTCCCTCTACATTGACGCTCATTCGGTTGTGCTGGATAGTTCCACGAGTTACTGCACCGCCTCCACCAAATCCGTGCATATACTTAATCTTGAAAGATTGTGTCGTATTGCCATCGTTGAACTGGATGCGAATCCATCCACCATATCCTCCCACTTGAATGTCCGAACCGGTCTTGTAATTTAACAAAGTCACAAAGCGTTCAATGATGTCCGTCTCTTGCCGTTTCAATATAGCCGTCTCGTGATTACCATAGGCAACCAACTTGATGAGATGTGCGTAAGGTGTAAACCAATCAACTGCGGTGTTTATGATGGCATCAAAGTAGTTTGCGGAATTGTGTTCAGGACGGATATCGCTCTTGGATTTGCGTGGATCATACGCACCCTGCATCAAGCAAAACAAATCTCCGTTGATAAGTATGTCGTGATTTCCTTTGAGTGCTTCGTCAAGATGCTTCTTCAACAACTCCCTGTCACACTTGGGATTGTCCCAATGCAAATCGGAGATAAGAAGGACTTTCGTTTCCTCCCACCCCTTTTCAATTCGCACTACATTATTTTTCTTCATATGGTGTCCAAGTGGATGTGTAATCCTATCGCCTTTTTCAAGCCCTCTGCTGAAGGTTTGAAGGTGTCAAGGTAGATTGTATCAAATGAGTTGATTCGTTTGATGAGCGTGTCTCTTACAAGTTTCTCTCTCTGCACGATTCTCTCGTGCATCTCCACTTGTATTGGTCGTTGAATGCGAATCGGCTTCTCCAAATTAAGGAAAGCCAAAAACACGCTAAACAGGAACAACGCAAGTATTAAATAGATAAGGAGTGTTGACTTGGAAGTTGATTGCATATCCTGAAAGAATGTCGGTTTTGGCATCGTAAAAAGGTGAAGCGTTGGAAGTAACTACCAATTCAAAGTCCTCGTCATCTTGGGTGTTGTTATCAATCAATGCAAATACATCAGCAATGATTTGTGCGGTGTCCGAAAGAACCTCAATGACATTGCTCTCACTCTCAAACACACGATCCATCACCAGCAAAGCAAAGTTGTAGGTCATCAAGTTTCCAGTTGTGGAAAGATTAAACCCATCAGGATACAACCAAACAAGCGGATAGTATTCAACATTCTCAACCGTTAGATTGGACTGCTGACCGACTCCGAACTTGCCGACCATCTTATGGCTTTCGGCTGCCGCTTGGATTTTTGCTATGATTTGGTTTAATGTCATTCTTCAGGAATTTAAGAAGCTTTGCCTCGTTGTTTTTCTGCCACTTATTTGTCCTCGTTGGGGAAGTCATAATTCCAATAACAATCTTGTGAAGTTGGAAGATAGATGCCACCCACAAAAGCGGTGTTCTTTGGACGGATGGTGTCAATTGTATTGCCGGGATTCAAGAATAACGGATAGTCATTTGGGTTTGTACGCAAGTAATCACGCAAACGATTCGCATAATACTCCGCTTTATCACGGTATCTGCCTTCAATCATTGTCATCTCTTCCACGGATACGGCACGAGCGTTGTCACTCTCTCTTGATGCAACAGATTTGTTCATCAGTTTGAAAGTCATTGGAAGCATTGCTTCGGTCAATGTGTAGTATTTCAAACAAGGTGCGATGTATGAATCCAAAAGGGTGACATTCAAGGCAGTCAAAGTGTTTGCATACGCTTGTGTCTGCAATTCATTGTATATGCCCGAACCGATGACATCCCGAATATAAATCTCTTGAGCTTCTTTGATTGCTGACTTGAGCAATTTATCGTCAACATTCTCATTCAAAGGAGTGTTGTCCTTCAAATAGGTTGTTGAAATGAAGTATACAAAGTTGGTCATCGTTTAATTCTCCTCAATAATTTTTGAACCCAAATGTGTCTGCATTGTGGTGTGTTGACATCAAGTGTTGGATTGTGATACCAACCACCTCTGCGTTTCCACACATCGTATCCCAACTCCGATGACATCATATTGATGTCCTCACGAGAATACACACGACCACTATTCACAACATCCGTGCAGAACTTACGAGATGTATCAATCAAAAGCCCTCCGCTAATTCCCGGTGCAAGTCCGTATTGATAGCGAACCACCAATTCAGTTTGCAGATTCTTGATTTCTTCCAATCCTTTTGGGGTGGTTTCCAATCCGTCCTCGTATGACTTAACCAATTCCGCTTTTGCAAGTTTGGCAATTGCATCGGCAACAACCTTTGCGTCAAGTTTGGTGATGTTTACAATGTCTCCAACCTGTAAACCTTTGTTCTCTTTCAACACATTCAAGATGGCAGATTCAATCGCATCGGCAAACTCAAACTTCGCCTCCTCAAACTCTTCGGCTTTCTCTCCGTATTTATTAAATACAATCAGGTCACGCTCATCATCCCAACCGAATGGGTTTTGTTTTGACAAAGCAACTGGTGACGCTGATGGCAATGAATCTCCTCCAGCGATAGGCGGAAGGTTTGCCAATTGTCTCTTCTCGTTGATTGTCATATTTGACAATACATTGTTTGCAACCAAAGGACTCAAAGCATTGATGGCATCGTTCAAAGAAGATTGCTGAACATCGGTAATCAATGGAAGCCCAAGTTCTTTCCGTGCTTCTTCGTTTGTAATTACACCAGCGGTGAATAATGACTGATAATCCAATCCGATTGGTGGCTTGTTGATGGTCTCCAATCTTACCTGTGCGATAGGTTCAAGCAAGTACGAGAACACATCATCAATCTTTTGTTGGCGTGGTTCAATGTAGGCGTGATGAAACATCTCATAAGCTTCAATTAACTCCGTTCTTCCACCCAACTGACCTTCTACACGCACCCCAAACAACATTGGAGAGTTGACCTTGTGTGCAACAAATATCTCTTGTTGAACGGTCTTATTAAGCAAATCAAATTGCTTGTCAAAATCCGATGGTTGAAGGTTTGAAATGATTGATTCCTTCTCCGTAGGATCGTTGTATTGAATAATCAAACCACCGGCATTGTCCGTGCCTTGATAGTTCTCCTTGAATCTCCTTGCAGTTGCACGAGCTTCTTCAGGTGTTGGGATTCCCTTGAACAACTGGATGTGAGTTTGTGCCGTGAATCCGTTCTTGATGCTATTCAAGTAGTAATTGGAAATCTCGGTGTCAACCTCAATATATTTCAACGCACCTACATAATCAGGTAGCGGATATGTGCCTTCACCGGGACGATAGAATTGGCAATAGTACAATTGCTTTGATTCTCTCGTGATGGGGTTGTAGGGTTGATAAGAGATGCGTGGTGCTTTTGCATCAGTCCAATCTTCACAATAGATGTATTCACCATCCAACCCTTTGCGAACATCCTTGAATGGGATGTGATAGTATTCACTTGGTGCGGTCTTGGCTTTGTTCCAAATAACCTCTACACAAAACCCATTGAACAACTCCGCATCGTATGCAATCTTTGCTTTGAGTTCCTCGTAGGTCTCATAGGCGTTGATGTTCTTTAACTTTGCTTCGGCTTTGGCGATGTCGGTGGTGTTTTGTCCGTAAACATCAGTACCAATACCAGCAATATAAGAAGCTTTTGCAGAAACGATGGCATTGTGCTTGGGTGATTTGTTAAATAACTCTACGAGAAAATCGGGATAGAGATTGTCTGCTCCGAAAGTCACGAACCCCTTTGCCTTGTTCTCCTTGAACACAGGCAGTTTGTTGTCGTGAAAGTTAATCCTTTGGAATATCATCGTACCTAAATAGCAACTTAAAGTGATTGCAACATAGATACCAAATCAGGATGCGGATAGACATCAATTTTGTCTGCACGAACCGAGTTGTGAGTGAACACTCCATTCTTTCCGCTCAAAGCTCTTTTGGTAACTTGCCAAATATCCTCGTGATATGTCAAGTCAATGCCGTACTTCTCACGCCACAATAACAACAACTCTTTGGTTGATGCGATTTGCTCCTTCGTGTAGTTCTCAAAATAGGTAAATCCTTTGTATGGCTTGTCAAGTTTGCAAACATCTTTGACCTCCTTGCCAACATAGTTTAAGAACTTGCCGTTCTTCTCTACCAAATAACCCCAATTGCAAATCTCAATGCCGATGGATGTCTTGTCAAGTTTGATGAATGGTAACCCTTTGAAGTGTGCAGATTTCAAACCCAAGTGGAACGCCCAATGTTTAGATGAGAACCCTTGCACGATTTCACCTGACCGACTTATCGCAATACAGGTTGCGATGTTTACTGCATCGGCATCCCAAAACTTGAAGGTTGCCACTCCGTCACCACCACCAGCGGTGTGATGCAAATAGATTTGTGATTTCGGTGACTCTTCTTTGTAGTAACCGTTGAATTTAACTTGTTTCATCCGTGAAGAAGTTTGTGATAAACTTGCCGAGTCCACCACATATGCCAATGATAAGCATCAACTTTGGATGGTCAATGTTTAACCCGGCAACAAACAACGATCCCGCAGCGATGGAATCTCCAAGCACACGGAATCTTTTTGGTGTTGGTTCAAAGTAGGATTTGAAACTTATCCTTGTCCTCTTTTGGGTTTCCATGATTTGTGCTTGTTCTTGTGCTTGGTGTGTCTGCCGAGCTTGTTCTTTGGCTTTGCCCTGAACGATGACTCAACCTTAACCTTTGCCATCTATGCGTTTGATTTTTTTATGGTAATATACCACCGCCAACACGCCCGATATAATACCAAGAATCCCCACACAAAAAGTGACAATTGGCTGATAAGTTTGAGTAAAAGTAACAACGGCAGACGATGTTGAAATCGCAGTTGCAATCGCTGCCGTTGTATCATTATTCAGGTGCTTCATCGGCAACAGGTTTTAAGGCGTTCTCATACGCATTGATTAAAACCTTAACTTCATCAAGTTGCATCAACAAAGAGGCTTCTTGCTGTTTTAATTGCTCTAGTCGTTGTTGCAAATGTTCCATTATGCTTCTTCGGTTGCGGGTTCTTCGCTCGGTGTTTCAACAACGGGAACGGGGCAAATTGTCCAAGTGTATGAAGCGATGTTTGCGTAGTAAGTATCAACGCCCAAAACTTCATCCGCAGTTGGATCGTTTACTGCTAACACACCACGCCAAAAACTTGATGCGATTACAACGCCATCTTTTACAACATCCGTAGTTTTACGAACTTCAATCGTGCCATTAGGGTTTACATTGAAACCGCTGATGTAAATTATTTCTTCTATCATGATTTTTATTTTTTAAGGTTATACGAAATAGGTCATTGTAACAATAATCTCACTATTGTTTGCAAAATCGGCATCCGATAAACGAGTAATAACTCCCGCTTCTGTGATTTCCCAAAGTTCAATACTTGTGGCAAAAACAAGTGAGCGACCTTGAAATTGGTTTGCATAAGATACATTATTCAACCAAAAACTTGGTGCAGAGAAAAATTGACCAGTAGACCCCACCGTAAAAGGAAGCCCCGTGATTGATGCATCACCCGTACTGCTTCCTTTGTTTGTTAAAGCAATTTGACCATTTACGGTGACTTGCCTTCCTATCTTGGTGTAAGTTCCCGTATTTACATTATATGTTACACCCGTACTTCCACCCCCAAAACTCACACCCATTGTCCAAGTCCCCTCCTCGTAATCATCCAAAGCGTTTGCTTGTGCAGTATCTCCGTTGAAGGTTAGTCCGCCACCTGCAAGGAAACGAGCCTTCTCCGTGTATGACCCACCCGTCCAAGATTTAACGAGCAAATCAACTGCGCCATTACCTGCGTTTACAACTAAGCAGTTCAATTCAGCACCGCCACTTGAAACGCTTGAACCTGTATCAGAACTAAACTTGAGTCGTGATGAATTATTTAATGTAGAACCTGCTTCGTTGTCAATGTAAAGAGTAACATCAGAACCCGAAGCACTACCTGCAATGTGTAATTTACATTCAGGCGTAGTCGTTCCTATACCTACATTTCCTGCGGAGGTGATACGCATTCTTTCGGTGTCAGAACTGCCATTTCTAAAAATGATATTTCCCGTTCCTTTTGCGTTGATGTAAAAATCTTGTCCATTAGATTGAAGCGTTGAATAACTTGTCGCTTGACCTATTGAAACAATACCATTTCCCGAACCTTGAACTGCTAAATCAGCACCATAGGTAGCGGGTGAAGTTGTACCAATACCAACTGCAGTTGTAGACAAAGCAAGAACCGAATCATTGCCTAAGCCATCACTCAATACTTTTGCCGTTGCACTTAGCGGTCCATTATCGCCTACCTTAATCAAGGCGTCGTAAGTTGTTGCGGGTGTTAAACCCGTTAAAGAAGTTCCCATATTTTTATAAATTCCAAAATTCGTTAATAGTTTCCCACTTCTCGGTAATAAGTTGCCATTGACGAGTGCCAACTGCAAACCCATATTGAGAGCGATTAATTCCAACGCCTAATCCTATGCCTTGTCTCATATTAATATCCGATTACTGAACCAGCAGAGATGACAAAGCCCGTGATTTTTGAAGAACCACCAGCGGGAAGATATGCACCTTGTACAAAAGTGATTGATGTCATTCCACGACTTGAGAGTACATTCACTCCGTCAACGCTGAATGATGTGAACACGGTGTTCTCTTGAACAACAAGAGCGGAATATCCGACTCCTGTCACCGTTGATGCGGAATGATACTTGAAGCCATCGCCACCAGCGATAATACTTGTTGAATTGCTCATTGTATGTAGATTTTTTCGTTTAGTGTTGGGTTATATTCATTCTCGGTGAATGATTTTTGTACTTTCAAAAGACCTGTCTCACACAAAACACCTCCAGCAGTTGATACACTATATTCGTGTTCTCCTTCCAAAAGGGTTGCAGTCGTGCCTTCAATGAATTGAAATTGATTGTAACGCTCTTTGTGTGCAGATATGTCAGTCAAGGTTCTTGTGACGATGGTTTCGGTTTGGCGATGAGTAAAGGTGAACACATAGGATGCAGCACTTGCCTTCTCCGTCAATGTAACATACCAATTCTTTGTCTGCCCTTTGTTAATAACCAACATCAAAACAAAATAGCGATGAGAATTTTTTGTAACAAAAAAGGGAGAGCAATTGCCCTCCCTCTTTCTCCTATGAAAACACGAATCAATTAGATACCTAAACTGGTAACAACTGATGCCTGTAATTTGTAAGGGGCTTCCGCTTCAATCGCTGACAAGGTAACCTCATATCCATTTGAATCACCCATAGCAGTACCTGTGTTGGCAACCATAGCGGTCACATCACATCCGTACTCCTTACCGACCAAGAAATACTCATCGTTGTTGTTTTTCACGATGCAGAAACATCTGCCTTGTGCCAACAATTTCATTTCATTTCTTTTGGTGGTTGACAATCTGCGAAGTTTGAAAGCAACATCCGACTGGTTGAAGGATGTGCCATTCTCTACACTCACATTTGTGGTGATTACCATTGATCCAGTTGCTTTTGGAAGTTCGTAAGTATACACGCTACCACTTGCAACGCTTGTTGCGGTAACTTCTCCACTTGCAACGGTGAATCCTGAAGTTGCCCAGTTAATCAAGTGGATGCTTTTGATGCCACCTACTGCATCTTTGCAGTCAAGGGCGAATCCTGAAGTAAGTAAACAAGGCATATCTTAATGGATTAAAGGGTGAAGTAAACGATTTCTCCGGGGAAAGCAACCTGAACACCAGCTTTGAAAGTGAAACGAACTCGTACTTCATCGTTGTCAATGCTGTACCACATCTTCACTTCTTCTTGCTCGTCAATCAAGTCAGTTCCCATAAAGAAGTTTGACAAAGAACCAGCAACAATCTTGCTTGTTCCGTTCAAACCACCTACGGCAATCAACTTCATATTTGTACCGGGGTAAACCATTTCCATAGTTTGTGCAGCATCTGCAACATAATGGAACAAGTTTGCATTCTTCAAGTTAACCAACATCAACTTGTAAGCATCAATTCCCAAGAAGCAAACCAAGTCATCCTTCTCTGCAACGGCAGCGGGGATGTTAGCGTACACTTGATCCAAGATGTCATCAATGTTTGCAGCGGTGATAGAAGCAAAAGCAGTTGGTGCAGAGTTAGCCAATACTGGAGAAGCAGCAGCGATGATTTTGTTGAAACCATCAAAACGGCTCAAGTTAGGGTTACCACTTGCGGTGTCACCTTGCCACAATGCAGTTTCCAAAGTTTGTGCAATAACGGCAGCTTTTTCAGCACCGACTTGCTCTTCAAAAGGAATCATTGTTGGTGAACCGGGCATAATTTGGGTTTGCATCCATTTGGCTTCCAAAGTTTTTGGACACAAAGTTTCTTCAACTTTTACTGCACCAACGGTGATATTGCGTTGAGTGAAGGCAGTTGTTCCACTTGGATTGTAACCACAACCATCGGCTTGGAAGAAAACGGTTGAAGCAAGAATGTTCAAAGCAGATGCTGATTTAACACCTACCTGAACTTGGTTAGCAGATTGCAAAGTTGAAGAAGTTTTGCTTCCGAACAATGCTTTAACCAACAAATCAGTTGACTGTTCGTTGGTGTAGTTAGCGAGTGATCCTACTGAAAATGACATAGTTTTATTTGTTTATAGAGTTTTTGAATTTTTTAAGTGCTTCAAAGCGGTCGTTCTTTTTTGTAGATACAGGTGCTTTCAAGGGTTCTTCGCTTGGCAAGTCAGCAACCTTCTCAATCAGGTCAATCGCTTTGCTCATAGCTTCTTTGTGTTTGATGTTTGATGCAGTCAATGACTCAACCTTTGCAGACAATTCAGCGATGGCAGATTCCAACTTGGAAACAACATCATTGAATGCACTCCC